TTTATTTATAGCGTCTCGTAAAGTATCAAGTTTAAATTTTTTACCAGCAACAAGAGTTCCTATACGATCAAGTTCGTTTCCATAACTATCGTTTAAAGCTCGTCTTCCTGCTTGTATAGTGCTATATATATTTTCTCCTATAACGTCATTACTTAATCCTTGAGACCCAAAAGTAATTTTTTCAAGTCTATCTTGAACAACTTCTTTAATTTTTGAAGCGTTACTTTCAAAAATATTTTTAGATAGAAGACCAGTGCGCCCTAGTATTTCTTTTCCTATTTCATAATTACTAGCAATTCCTGTTTGAAAAGGTGTTAAACTTAAACCTTCTTTTGCTAAAATTTCTTGGGATTGAGCAACGCTTTGTCCCATACGACTTGAAATTTCTCTAGCTCCACTAGCTAATTCTTGTACAACTTGTTCTGCCGGAACTCCTTTTCCAAGTTTTACTTTAGCGGCTTCCCATAAAGGTTTTCCAATATATTTTCCTAATCCAAAAGTAGTTAAATCTATTCCTAAAGAAATTCCAGCTTCTGTTAAAACTCTTGCTATATCTATATCTCTATCTGACATTACATCAGAAACAGCAGACCCTCCTCCTGAACCAATAGCACCCCCTATCATAGTTCCAGCAACAGTACCTTTAGGTCCTCCGATACTTCCTATAGCCCCCCCTATTAAACTTCCTGCTATAGCTCCCGGAGTAGATGCATTTTTTTTCATGTACTCTTTTATAGCATTTTCTTGAGGGTACTGACGCACAGGGGTATAACCAATTTTTTGATAAAAATCGTCAAGAGGCATATTACTATAAAATTTACGATGTAAACTGTTAGCTAAGTCTTTATCCGTCATATCACTATATTGAGGATTATTAGCTCTAAATTCAGAAAGTTGCATAATTATTACTACCTAATATTTAAAGGGTCGTCTTGGGTCATACTGCCTACCCCAGTTTGTTGTAACTGTATGCTGAAATCTGTTAAATTTTTTCCAGCATTTTCGGAAGCAGACCACCAATCTCCTATTCTGATGGTTTGATCTATTTTGTCTAAGGCATTCTGAAGCAATCTTACGTTAGCTTTTTTAGATTTAGTCATCCCTGCCATTTTATTTACCAAAAATTTTAGATCAGCATCTGTAGGTCTGGCCCCTAACAGTTCTTTTAAAACTGCTAAAACTAAACCTCCGGTACGAGAATTAAGGTCTTCTTCATCTGCCGGAGCAGTACCAAATGCGTTTTTAAAAGCTAATATAGCAGAGGGAAGACCGCCAGTTCTAACTTTTTTAGCAAGCGCTAAAGCAATTTCAACATTACGTCTTCCCCGCCGGGCAACGACACCAGCGCCTATGTATTTATTTCGCGTATCTAAACGGTCTTCATTTTCCTTTTTATTTAAAGCTTCTTCAACAGCTAATTTTGTTTTTAGTTTTTCTTCTGATTTTCTAAGGTCTGATCCCAGTTGAAGTTTTTCTAAGGCTCTTTGTAACTTTATATCTCCTGTTTGACCAACATTATCATCAATAACTTGAAGTTCTGCGCCTTTACCCTCAGGTTCTGCGGGGCCTTTTGGATTTATATTAGCGTACACTGCTTTAGATTCGTTACCTACCGTCATCATTCTAGTAAAAAACTTTTCTCCGTTTTTATCTTGTATTAATTTAGTTTTGCCTAATTTACCTTCTGCTGATTTACCTTTTCCACCTTTTATATAATCAGCTTCGGCCATTAATTTAGCGTCGTCAAGAAATTTACGTGCTTCTTCAGGATACCCACGTTGCATAAGCAATGCGTAACCTTGTTTCATTTCTTCTTCGCTTATCATGCCATCATCAGCAACAAATTTGTTAAGCTCTGCTATAATCTCATTTTTGTCTGTTTCTCGTTTACGTGCTTTAGCTAACCGGGGGTCTTCTGTAATCATGTCGCCAGCACCAGCTAAGTCAAAACCGCTACGGATGCCCCCACGTAGGCTCTCTATGCCCTGTTGACGCGCACGTGCTACTAGAGAAGGCAAAAACCCTCCTCCTCTTGCATCTACCCCTGCTTGGCGAATACGTGCCTGACGTTCACCTTCCATCATGCTACGAACATCACCTACGGTATCTCCACCAAATAACCCGGCAAACTGTTGCCGCATAGGTACTGGCCTAATTTTCGCCATCATCTAACTCCCTTAATAATACTATAATGTCCAATCATCATCGCCCCAATCAAATGCAAAACCATCATCACCTACTCCAGAAAAATCGCTGGCGTCTGTAGCGTCCCAATCCATATCAATTCCAGAATTAACAAAATCAGATATTACATTTGCTATATCTTGTTGTTGATTATACCCCACACCAGACCTATCTGCAATAGCACCAGCTTCATTTTGAATTGCTCCTGTTCCAAAATTACTAAACTCATTAAATGCATATTGATTTGAAACATTATTAGGACCAAATTCTTGAAATGAAAAAGGAGTTTCGTTAGTAAAACCTAACTTTCCAAAAGCGTCATCACTTAATTCATTTAAATTTTCAAAAACACCAGTTTTTATTGCATTATTTAAATTACCTGCTGTTATATAACCCATAGGAGTATTTATAAACTGATTAGGATTTTGATTAGCAATATCTGCTATAGCATTATCCATGTTTAAAACACCTCGTTGAGCGCCTCCTCCTCCTGCTGTTTCGTCTACAGTGTTCCAAGTCATAGTACCGCTTATTGGGTCTGCAAATATATCAGCATCTTTGGTTACATCAAAAGGATGATGCGCTCCAGCAGCGTGAGCCATCATACTAAATAAACCCAGAGGAGTAGAAAAAGGGTTTACCATTCCCATAAAACCCCGAACACCCATTCCTATAGCTTCCGCAGCTTTTTGCCCACCGGAAATGTAAGGATCATTAAATGTTTCTTTAAGTCTGCCACCGGGTCCAAATGATAATCTATCTATAAAACCTTTTCCTGTGCGATCTTGACCCATCAAGTTTATATCACCAAAAAGACCTTTTGATATTTTGTCAGTTGTTTCGCCTATAAAATTTGTAAATTTATCTAACGGGTTACTGGGTTTTTCAGTAGCAACAGAAACCTCCTCTAAAGAAGGTAACTCAGAAATGTTAAAATATGGAGCAATAAGTGCCCCTGATTCAGTTTCTACTGGAAATAGCCCCGGCCCAAAAGGTTCTTCGTTTCTTGGTGAACCAAGGGCAGAATTTATTGTTAATGTTCCGTCTGGCCCAAGATTGTCAAAACTATAACTAGTAGTTTGCCTATTATCCCTGTCTTGTTGCTGTTCTATAAATGATGATCTTCCTAACGGGTCTTCTCCAAAATAAGTATCAGCTAAAGATATTGGAGTTTGATTATTTTCTATATTTGTTGAATTAGTTGACAATGGAAATCCAGAGGCTGCTGATGCTACCTGATAACCTCTAAAGTCGTCATCAGTCCTGCCGTCGTCTTGCTCTGCTACAGGCCTACGGCGAGGCGGCAAAGGCACTACCTTTGTCTGACCAGTTTCAGTATCCTTAACCTCAATAACTCCTTGAGAGATTAAAAACCGCTTAAGAAACTCAGGAGTGTCATCATTTACAACAATAGCCATTTTAAAATTACCTGCCAGCTAATTTAGATAAATCAAGAGTAACATTATTACTGGTTTTTGGCTGTGGTCTAAATAACCCTGACACAGCTCCTGCAATATTGCCTAGAGTAGTTCCTCCGGCTCCTATTGTGTTAGCAAGGTTTTCTTCTGCTGCCGCTTGAGAAGCTAACCCTGAAGCAGCTATGCCTCCAAGAGTTCCTCCTATACCTCTTCCAACATTAGCATATTGAAGTGGTATATCAAGAAGTCCAGTAGCAGTACCAAGGTCTCCCTTTTCTCTACCTAACAAGGTAGAAATTAAGTTTTGTGCTTGAGTAAACGAATCAGCCCTTCTCTGGTTGTCTGCTGTTGCAAAAGAAGTTTCTAGGGCTTCTTGTTCTAAAGCGCCTCCACTACTTCCTAAACGTCCCTGAGCCAGCAGCCTTGTTTCCATATCTGTTCTTCGTAAGTCTCGTTCTTTATCTATTAAAGGCTGTCCTTGTTGGTAAAACAGATCAGCAGCAGCAAAAGGGTCCATAGCGGCATATTCACCTGCTTGGCCTCCAAACATACCTGATCGTATTAACGCTCCTTGGTATATATTTTGAAGTTCGGGAGATAATTCTAAAAGACCTGTTTTAGTGTCTTCATCAAACTGAGCCGTACCCCCTGCACCACCTACTCCAAAAGGCATTCCTGCGGATACAGCAGCAGCCGCATTATTTCTAATAGCATCTGCCTGTATTTTAGCAGCTTCTGTAGCTGCCTTAGCGTCTGCTTGAGACCCTAAGTATCCTAACCCTGCCTCAAAAAGGCCACCTAAAGCAGAAGTGGCTATATCGTCCCAAAAACCTGACATAATTTTACCTCGTTTTACCTTTTTTAGTTAATAGCGTTGTAGACACTAAACTCGAAAAGTCTCCCACAACTTCTGTAATCATTTTAAGTTTTAATACTTTACCCGTGCGAGACAGGGGTATTTTATAATCAGCAGGTCCTATTTTAGCCGCAAATTTAGATGTGCCATATAACGATGTAGCGTCTCCGTATAAAGCAGCTTCATCAGTTTCTGCTAGATTAAAAACTTTTCGTAGGGGGTTTGTTGAGTCATAATCAATAAATACCTGAAGTGTGGTAGAACACCCTCGACCCCCTGCGTAATTAAAAATAGCTTGTTTTAATATCTTACTGGTATTAGGTTCCTTAAAGTCTAGCCAAGGTGTAGACCATACATAGTTATACAAATTATTAGTAGTACTAAAACATTTAGACCCGTCCCATGTACCTCCAGCAGTGCTACAGGCACTAGAGCTACCGTTAGAAGCCGTAGTGTCTGTTATAGTTACATCGTAATAACCATCGTACATTGCTATAGTAGACGACAGGCCCATAATTAAATCACCACTAACGGTACTTACGCCACATAAAGGAGCATCTGAAAAATACCATGTAGTAATTTTAGGAATTGTTATTTTGTTAGAAGCAGAAAAGTCAAACACATACGCTAATTTATTAGCAGGAACCATAGTTACCACAAGGCCTTCTTCTTGGTGGTACACTGATTTAATTGTGGATAAATCTGCTGTCGATAAAAAGAAAGACAAGCTGTTTCTAACAGCAATAGATAAATCCGTAATAGGGGCTTTACCGTCCGTTTGTGTAATACGTCCTAAGGACTGTAGGCCTTCATAGCTCATAAACAACAGTTCTGCGCCTACATATACTATATTGTCTCGACCTGCTAACCCTACGCCCTGTATAAGCTCGTCTAGGACCATTGTAGCAGGGTTTGAAGCTCCGCTGTAAATAGCTATATTGTTTTTACCAAATATAATTAATTTATCCATAAGAGAACCAAATGCAACTATCTCATCTGATCCCCATACAGTTCTGAGGTCTAAAGACCCAGCAGCACCTCCAGTAAGTTTTTCTCCAATAAGGTTATCGGAATAAAAAACAGTACCGGGGTCTTCAGTGATGCCTCCGTACCACATACGTCCAAAGTTTCCTAAGGCACATGAGGGGTTAAAAGTAGTAACTCCCGCTGGCACATCGTATGTTTTTGTAAATGTTATTTGAACGCCATCACTTAACGATTGAGCGGAAGACAAAACTAAATTATTTTGATCCGACAAGGATGAAACGGTAACTGTTCCAGAAACACCTGAGCCAGTTACACGCATTCCAGCTTCAATTGTGCCTGAATTGCCATCAACTACTAATGTTGTTGTGCTACTGGTAGCTCCATTTACGTTGGCTGTTGCTACACTAGCAGGAATATCATCTCTATCGTACCAATTAGTTCCATCAAAATTAATTGGTTTATGCCCCGCTTGCACCCCCCAAAATTCGTTATTAAAATTAATCCACTGCCAATTAGAGTTTGAAATAGTCTGGGGAGACCCTGAAAATGACTGAGCCGTAAGAGTTTCTGGAGTAGTAGAGGTATCTCTTTTGTAAATAGCTGCCCCGGAACCTACATAATATTCTGTAGTTCGGTCAGATTTAACATACTCACCTATAGATTTAATTGGATTGGCTAAAGTTTTAGATACGGCTTTAATACCCTTACGTGGGCCTATGCGTCCTTGAAAATCAAAAACAACATTACTAGCTTCTGTAAGGTATTCAATAGGAAGAGTAGCTGCACTGCCTTGAGTATTTAGGCCAGCAACGCCCATACCGTCTAATCTAGTAGCTACTAAAGGTTTAGTTGGCATACCATACCGTCTCGTTTAATGTTCTGCTAGAGTCTTTGCTGATAAAATCAGCTAGTGTTTTTTCAAATCTTCCACCTGCAACAGAAGGTCCAGTTCCTCCGTCTTCTCCTCGTTCTGCAAGAGCTAACGAGTACGCTCCTAATATTACAGGTTGCTCAGGAACCGTAAGAGAATCAGTTGCTTCGCTTAAGTCATCTTGAGGAATAACTAAATGTATTTTAATAGAATGCACACCGTCAGGAGTAGGATAAAAAGAAATATTATTGCCGTTTAATCTATAGTACAAAGCATTTCCGTTTTGTGTAGTTCCTACATATGTAAAATTATAAAAGTCTGCATCAGACATTTGAGGAATTACATAGTCGTTTGTATCGTCAATTACCTGTAATACTGTAGACCTGTTTGTAGCAGAAGGTATAGCATAAGTTGCTGTACCTGCGCTGGTTGTTACAGTTTGTAAACTTCTTAAAAAACTCCAAGACCAAGCGTCCTCAACTATTTGTTTTGCTTCATTAACAAAATCACCTATAAGTTTTTGATAATCATCTGCATCAGAGTCAGGAAGAGCGCCTATCCAATCGGCTGTTATTGTTTCTTCTCTTAGCCTTCTTAAAACTTTATTAATAATTGTCCTATAAGCCATTAGGTATTATCCTCATTTAAAAACAATTCTTTTTCTGCTACTCTTCTGCGAAGTAATCCTGCTACGGGTCTTCCACCTGCAAACTTCCATCTTAAAAACTCATCTGCACAGCCTAAATAATCTTTACGATTTAACTTCATTCTAGCCGTGCTTCGTTGAAAAGCCCCAGACCCTACATTGTATATAAAACTGCATAACGCTGAAAATTGGTTTGCTGTTAAAGGAACTTTTACTAGACGAGATATATAATTTTCAGTATTTCTTAAATCTCTGTGCATTAAAGATACCGCATCTTCTTCAGAAATTATTGGGTGGCTTTCTGTTACCCTTTTACCATCTATTCCATATATTGATCCAAAACCTATTGTCCATATTCCAGCTACATCTTTATACGGTTTGTTAGAAAAACCTTCAAAATCTCTAAGTAGATTAATTCCTTTTTTATTTATTATCACTTCGACCACTTGCTGACGAGTCTCTGACCAAACCAAAAACTTATGATAACACTGAAAATTCCGACTATCTCGTCTGACCACAGGCTCCTGAAAATTTCCTGACTGATCATATCGAATGCCGAAAGAAAAGTAAGCAATACAAACTCCAAAAAGAAAAAGTAGGTAATGAGCGGCCTTACTGTAGCGGAAAGATTTACAACCCATTGACTTGCCCTCTTGGTTTGTTCATCTACATTTTTATGTATGGCTACGTTAGCCTCTCCTACGCTAACTATTACTGCTTCATCTCTGCGATCCTGAGATTGTTGAGCCATTAACTTTAGCTCATGTTCTTTATCTCGCTGGTCTTGTTTTGCATCCATAAACATTTTAAACAGACCGGGGCCTGTAGAGGTAACAAATCCAAGAACTGACCCAACAAGACTAAGCATTTATTTCTTCCTTTTTAATTTCTTCTTTTTCTTCTTCAAGTTCAAATTTAAATTCTAGAGGCATACACATTCCAGACCAGCTTAAAATTTCTCCAGATTTCTGTTGAGCATTAAAATCTTCAGCTATAGATTCGTGAGTAGGACAAGCAGGAACTTCCATTAACGTATGACGCATGGACATATCAAGGTCCATAATAATAATAAGAAGAAAAAATTTCATCATGGGTGTGAGCCGTTGTGCATCTTATGTTGCCTATCTATTTCTTTTTCTAAATGCTGTATTGATACTTCCATTTTAGCTACTTGTTTATTATGATTAGCCAAAGCAGAAACTGAATTAATTTCAGCCAATGTTTTTACTTTTGATGCTACTACTTCATACCCGCTTTCTAAACTATCTATTCGTTTATCTATTTCTCTAAGTCTTTTTTCTACATCAACTAGGGATTCTAGTATTGCTTTAATCTGCATTTTACCTACGGCTGCTGCACCTGCTACAGAAAATATAATACCGCCTAAAGTAATTAAAAACTTTATATCAACTGCACCCTCCATTATTGACTATCTTTCAAGTGCAAAAGTAAAAAGACTCCTCCAGCAATAAAGCCAATTAAAAAAATACCCTTTAAAGTTTCTACCGCTGTCTTTACCCAAAAAGACTTTTCTTGTTCTGCTTTTCTTTGAGCTTCTTCACGTTTTTCACGTTGTTTCTTATGCTTTTCGGCTATACGTTTAGAGCGTTCTAGTTCAATTTTTTTAAACGTACCTTTGCCCCACTTGTTGTCTATTTCTCTTTCAAGACTTTTTAAGTTACGAGCAATTTGTTCCTTTTCTAAAACGTCAGCAGCTACGGAACCAAGAGAAGTATCGTCATCAAAAGCCTCATCACCTTCTTTTGCACGTATGTTAATTATCTGTTGTGTGCGGCTTTTAGGCTTACCCTTAGCTTCTGGTTTTTGTTCTGCCTCCTGTGCAGTAAATAAATCGTCTAAACCCTTTGCAATATCCTTAACGTGCTTTGCGCTTTTTACTAGCGTTCTCGTTGTGGCTATGGCAGTTGCTATAGTAACCGGGTCCATTAGTCCCTACCCATCCACTTTTTTACAGTAGAACTTTCCCATATTCGTATAGAAAGCCATACAATAGTAAATAAAGCAGCAATATCAGGTAAAAGCGAAAACCAACTACCCAATCCTCCTGCCACAGCAGCAACATCCATTGTGTTTTTTAAATCCATAATCTTTTAAAAATTATGAAGGCTCAGAAGGCCATTTTAAATCTTCAAAAAATTTGTCAGCAACAACATCAGAGTCCGTCAAATCTTTTGTGATGTCGCGGAGAGCTTGCCTGTAACTTTTCCATTCGTCGGACATTGTTATATCTGAACTTGCTCTCCAATCCGTGACCTCAAGCAATCGATTTCTACGCCGTCTTAGTTCTTCCCAAGCACGAATGGGTTTTTCTTTTTCGTTGGCTTCAGCCGTAGCAACACATTCATCTATCTCAGCTTCGGTAAGCGGTACGCGCTCAGAATTAACCATCTTATGAGTGAACTGTGATCGATCTACCATTTTAACTCTCCTTCAATCCGTAAAGGGTTACAGTACCCTCATCTAAGTTAGTGCCCCCGCTGCCAGCAGTGATCTCAAAGGCAGTATTATAATTTGTCGCAACTACGTGATAACTGCCATTAATGTGTGATTGATACGCTGAACCGGCAGTAGTGTTGTACGCACCTGAATACCAGTAACAAACTTCGTCCATATTATCGCCAGCTTTAGTTGTCACATGAATTGTTGCGTTAAATTTGCTTCCAGAATTGTTCCAGTTATCAACAGCTAAATGAGCAAACGCATCAGGAGCCGCACCTCTCGAAAACGTATGACCATTGCGTCCACCGCCGTGGTTGTAGCCGTAGTTTTGGTTAGTAAAAGTAGTGCCGTTATCGTTTGACCAACGCATGCCGATGTAGTCCGTACTGACAGTATGAAGGTCTCTAATCCATATCATCCAATTAGAATATGCTGTTTGATCAAAATTAACGACAAGTGAGCTTACTGAGCTTGAAATAACACTTTTGCTAATGAAGACAAGATCACTTGCGTCTATACCGGTCAACGCCGCGCCTGACATAGCAGGCAGTGCTTCTGAACTATCCAGCATTCGAGGGTCTAGTGTTCTTTGGGTCATGCGTTGGGCCTCCGAAATAGAGCAATGCTGCCACCGTTAAAAGTTGTTCCAGCAGTTTCATCTAATTTAATTGAATTGTCCGCTTGGGCAGTTTCAAGGTATCCGCCAAATATGTTCATGGTTTCAACGCCACCGTTCTGTTCAGCAATCATAATTCCCCATAGGCTTGTGAACACTGAAGAGTTTGCAAGGTCGTAAATTTCAACGTATCCGTTTCGAGGCGTAGATCCATTCATTGAATTGCCAAGAGTAATGTGCGCCTGACCAGACCCATCGTTTCCAGCGTACCCTGCGGCCGATTGTTCAAAAACTGCATACTGAGTTTGGTAATTTGCCGTCGCGTACGTTGGCGTCCCGCCTGTGCCAAACTGCATTATCATTTGTGTGTCAGCCGCGCAGGTGACATTTCGGAATTGAAGGCGGTAATCGTAATTTCCAGACAAACTTTCAAATTCAACCGAAGCCCCGCTAGCATTTGTACTACTTACAAATTCAAAACCACCACCCGAAACAGTACCCCAAGTTGGATTGGCCCCTGTTCCTTGTGTCTTTAAAAACTGGCCTGACGTGCCAGCCGGTAATCTGGCCCAAGTACTACTGTCGCGGTACAAAATGTCACCTTGTGCTTGGCTAGTAAATGAAAGCGCATCAAAGTTTACAGTCCCTGCGCCGGGAGTAGTAACTGATCCAAGATCATACAGTACTGCACTTATAACCTCTACACCACTAGCGACACTAGATGTAGTAGTAACAGTAGTCCCACTTACTGTGTAGTCAGTTCCAGCTAATTGTAGAACACCACCTATAGTAAGTAAAGTTGCATTGGTTGTACTAGGAACATCTAAAGTAAATGATGTGCCGCCGCCGGTTCCGTGGTTCTTCCAGCTTGGATTATAGGGCTGAAGATTTTTAAATAAGCCGCTCATAGCTTTGCCCTTTCAGTTGCGATTTCAGCTTCCTTGTTTTTTAGCCAATCGCTGTCAGTGCCTAAAATTGCTTCGCGGATACGTCTTTGGGTTATTTCACCCTCAAGCTGATTTATTTTTTGTTGCGGCGTAAGGTTAGGCGCAACCAGCTTTACGACCTTGCCGTCTTTGTAACTGTCACGTTGTGTGGTATCATCATCAACCTCAACCCAAACAAGAGATGGATGAACCTCAAATTCTTTTCCATCGTCTACAATGTCGCAAATTCGCGTTCCTTGGATAAGAGCTTTTTTCATTACTTAAACTCCTCGACAATTACAATGCCATCGGTGCCGTTACCGCCAGCAGCATTAGACTGATGCCTACCAGAACCGCCGCCGCCATAACCTTTACCATCCCACGCAGCAGTTTGGTATGAGCCAACGCCGCCAAACCCGTGGGTCGAAGCGCCCCCCATTCCAAGAAAATGTGCGCCTGAGTTCCATGAGGAATAATGGCCCCCCTCGCCTTGGATGTTAAAATCCCCACCAGATCCTGCACCGCCAACAGCACTAACGTCAGGGTTTTCAGTCGCTTGACCGCCACCTCCTCCTGTCGCGGAACAATGAGATCCAAAAGACGATGTTCCGCCAGCCGCTCCATCAGCGGTTGTACTGTCTGCGCCACCCGCCCCTATGGTAACTGTCTCTGAACTGATACTACTAACATCAATAAATTTAACGGCTGTGCCGCCTCCAGCACCACCACCAGCTGAGACATTATTAACCTCTCCACCACCACCGCCGCCGCCACCTACGACTGTGACTTTTACTTTGGTTATGCCCGAGGGTTTGGTCCAAGTGCCAGACGAGGTAAAAACCTGCATCGACTCCATACCACCGCCAAGGGTAACAGCATCCGAAATTTTAGCGGCGGTTACAGCATCGTCTGCAATGTCAGCCGTGTTAATTTCTAAAGCGCCCTCGGTGCCGCTGAAAAGCTTGCTCATTACGTTTGCACCAGATAAGACAGCGTAGCGTCCAGTTTATTAGCAACACTGCCTTTAATTTGAAGATTGTCGCTTGTGTTTAAAACAACTTTTCCAGCTAGTACGTCTAGTGTGTCTTTTGAAGGGATTGAAAAATCTTTAACAATGTACCCATCATCACCGCTAGTGCGGTCAATATAAACTTCAACATCTACTGCTGCTGTGTGGTGATTGCAAATTGTAATTCCAATCATTGTAATTGTTTCGCCGCTCCCAGCGGTCAACGCAGTAGCGAGAGAGTTTGTTACATCGTAGCTTTTTCCTGTAAGCGTGTCTGCCATGTTAGCCTCCTAATGCCAATGCTAGTCCAACGCCTACTCCCGCTGAACCTGCTTCCCACTGTGATCCACTATATATTAAAGCTTGACCAGTAGCGGGACTTGAAATGTTTGTGTCCGTAAGACCTGCTAATGAAGTAGCGGCTGGTTCTACTAACGTCCATGCTATAGCAGTTGTATCTAAAGTTCCACCTTCGTTAGAAGTACATAGGTAAATTTTATCTGCGTTAGCCGTGCCTTCTGTAACAACAATAAGTGAGCCGGGATGCTCATCATATGTATCAAATAGATCATCTCGCGCCGGAGAAGACCCTACAACATAAATTCCGTTTTCCTCTGCATTTGATTGATTTTTTACAAGAACAAGATCGTTAGTAGCAAGTGTAACACCATCTAAAGTATCTCCGTTATTTAATGCAGTTCCAATAGTTATATTACCTGTAGTAGCAGCAGTAACAATTGTTCTTTTAGCTATACCTGCAAATAGATCATCTACATAAGTTTTATTAACAAGATGGTTAGCGTTTGAAGGGGCGGTAGCAGCCGTCACGTTAGAAGAAAAAGAACCTGTTGTAGCAGAAAGAGCGGCAGGAGTAGTTCCTCCAAGAATACCATCTACGTTTCCTGTTACTGCGCCTGTATGGGTGCCAGCAGTGTTTCCAGTTACGTTGCCGGTAATATTTCCTACAAACCCTGTATTTGCTGTAATAGTTGTGCCTGTAACTGCCGCTGGAGTGTTA